CAGTTATCAAATAACTGACTTTAATAATATTCTGATCTTGTAAGCTTGTGCCTATTATTCCATCTCCGAAATAAATTACATAGCTTTGATTTGCATCCTCATTTATGAAATAAACATTAGAATTTGCGGTAACTTGGGTTGCATCTTGAGCTAGAGTGAATACATTATATGATGGATTCGATGTTGATGTTTGTACGACAACTTGGAGTGTTGATATATCAATTCCTTGATCAACTAAGCTAAATGATTGGGTTGGATTAGAAGAAGCAGTGTATATGAATGATTTAACAACTGGGGTTCCTTCTTTAACTTGGACGCTATTGAATGTGAAAGAAGTCCCATTGTTCGCAACATAACCAGTGTCGTCAATAGTATAAAAAGAATAAGAACTTCCATTAGCACTCTGAGTTGCGAACTGAGTAAATCTTGGAAGATTGAGTGATATTGTTGAATCTGAGATTTCTTTCTGAATAACAACATCCAAAAATGCTTGGGATGCTGTCGCAGATGTTGGGGTATATCCCAACAATTTTGCATGAGAAACTATATTTTGTCTAAGAATCGCAGAGTCCAAAAACATCTCACTGGCGACCATATTCATATAAAATGCATTATAAAATGTATTATATGATAGCACATCAAGCAGAATATTTATGGCAGAACCTTGAAAGTTATAATCTTGAAATTGTGATTGGCTCTGCAAGAACGTAATGAAGTTCTGTTTGATTGTATCGAAATCTAGACTGGTTATTTGTAGCTGTGAATTGGTTGCCATCTTACCTTAGCCTTTGCAAAAATGTAGTTATCGATAGAGGTGAATCAACATTCAAAACATAAAACTGTATTTCTACATCATAACCATTTAAATCATAATTAGCCTGAACATAAACACCAATAACACGAACTCTTGTTTCAAAATTTGAAATAAGATTTGTTATTTCTGATTGCAGTGAATTCATTGTAACTGGATCTAGTTGTTCAAACAAAAGTGCCCTAATATTTGAACCTATTTCTGGGTGAAATGGTTTCTCATAGAAGTTTAATTGAACTAAATTCATTAAAGATTGTACAACTGAATTTGTTCCAACAACCTTCAATAAATCCCCTGTAATTGGGTTGGGTACAAAGTTTACGTTTATGTCACTATAAACTTTTGTTACATTTGACTGAATTTGTTGCGGCTGTTGATACATTAGCTTTATTTCTTTGGTTTATTTGAATATTTAGTTAATTATTACCAATTGGATTATCGTTTTTCTTAGCTCTAGGTGCAGGGGAACTCAGATTCACGGTTTTTCCTGGAGTAGCTAATCCTGCTGGAGTTCCAGAATTTAGACCAATATCAGCAGCAGTAACATCAAAGCTATCAGTAGCACTCACTTCTATCTGCCCAACTTCTGTTGTGAGATATATGCTTCCAGTTGCTGAATCAAGATTAAAATCGCCAGCAGGAGAGAAATATTGATTTCCTCCTGTGATAAGAGTTGCATCTTGGGCTATGTCAATATTAAGAGACTTAGCTTTAATATTAAGAGCTTCTCCCACTGACAGATTCATTGTTCCGCTGACAGCAACATTCATATCATTTCCACCCTCAATCCAGATATCTCCATTCGCCTTAATAAAGACATCTGAATCTACTGCAACTACGACATGACCCATAACATGGATAAAGTCATCAGCAAAAACAACCTTATAATTATTTTTAACAACTTCCTCAATCTTAGAACCTGTTGGGTAGTATTCGGTAAAGGTTCCAGTTCGGTGGGATATGGTTATTCTTTCTTTTCCCTGCGTATCTTCAAATTCCAAAGAATGTCCAGATTCCGTGGCTAGTGCTTGATTGTACGGATAAACTGGAGAGTAAATTGGTTTAGGTTCTTGGAAAGTGACTTTGTTTGCTGATGTTATTTTCGGATAGCTCTCATTCAATCGAGACTGCATAACATCAGTTGGCAATAGCGCGCCACGGGTTAATCCAGTTATTGAATTATTCCCAAGATCCGTAGCTCGTGGATATCTTAAAGAAGAAACCACTGATGGATTGGTAGTATCTAATTCTTTTATTTTAACTCCACTTCCATCACTCACATAGGTTCTTGCAGCAGGAACTTTTGGTGCTGCTGCAATAACATTGTTTGCTCTTAGGTCGTGATACCCCGTTCCCGTGCTTGGGGGATTGGTTTCAATCCCAGGAATAATTCCAATCATAATTGGCATCTGACGACTATTTCCGTCAGCAAAGAACCCAAAGACAACATCAGTTTCTTTGGGTGTACTGAATGTGTGATTATTTAAAGAATGCGCTGGAGTTGCCCAGGGCAGATCCGCAGAAGGAATATCAGTAAGAGAATCTGAATGGTACCCAAAAAAACGAACTTGACACCTTCCAAGCTTCAGTGGATCTTGTCTGCTCTCGACCACACCCATCCACCAAATAAAACCATCCATCCCCATGTAATTTTTTTCATTCATTGTGATTTAATCGTTTGGAGTCCACTAGATGTCGTAGAAGCTGTTGGTAGTTGAGAAGGCAGAGAATCAGATAATAATTCTAGAGTTGTTGTGGCGACCTGATCGCTGATTCCATGGCGAACACTAGAAACCAAATAATTCCCACTCTTGTACTTATCTGTCACATAACCACCTGTATCTGATTGAGGTGTCATTTTTGGAAGATTGAGAGTTATTACTTGTCCAGCCTTTAATTGAACGTCCAAAGGAACATTGAGAACAACTTTTAATTGATGCAGTTGAGCTAATTTTATCGCATGCTGATTTATCCATCTTTCTGGATGTATTGGATTTGTACTCGTATCAGAATCAGTTGTTGGATAAAACTTCTGCATAGAATCAACAGTATCAAATAAACTTTTATTAAATCTATTTTGTGAAGAATTTATTATTGGGAATTTGTTCAAGAAATTAGATGGACCAAGAGTTGGGAGAGTAAATGTGTTCTTAACATATTTTCTTTTGACAATGTCATATGTGTAGAGAGAGGTCGCAAATCCACCAAACCTATTTGTTTTTATAGTATCGAAATCATGGACAATATTAATGTAATTATATGCTTTAATGTTTTGATCAGGTTCTGTGGTTACTTTTGGTGCTCTGTAAAATGTTGTGAAAGAACCCTTCGAAATTAAATTTTCATATGATGTGAAGTTGTATCCATCTCTATTTTCAAAAAAGAAATATAGTGTCTGATTATCATTATAAGCTCTGGTCGTCAACCACTGTACAGCTTCCAGTGGCTGCATTTTAGGTATAATGATATTGAAGTTTCCACCAGTTTTAGAAAATAAACCATTTTTAGTCTTTGTTGATGGAACTTTGAGAACATTATTCAAAATATCATTTATCATGCTATCGATAGTCATACCCTTATACGATTTTCTTAAAAGCATCTGGGTTGACAATAGTAATTCTTCTGAGCAGAAATGTACTCTGTATACTTGCAGTGACTGTGTTTTTTGCTGTCTGTCTGATACTTTATAGATTCTAAAGTATTTCTTTATTGGTTTATTTAATGATGGTTTATCTAACTCTAAGTAAATATATTCATTTCCCTGAAAAGAGAAACTGGTAAAAATATCATGAGCATCACTGATGTCAAAATCACCACTCATAGTTGGAGAAAATATATCTTCATAGAGATTGAAATTGAGAAGCAAATTCTCAACTTGTACGCTCTGACCATCGCTGGTGGTAATTGCTAAGTTTAGTTTATAGTCACTACTATAACTTAAACCTGTTATTGGTGCTGTATCTGTTGGTGCATTTGTTGTCATAGTATTATGATGTCAATAATTTAGTCAATTCGTTTTCTATCTGAGATGCATAATCTTTCTTGATTATTTTTATGTGTCTCTTATCTTCATTGAGTGTATTTTCAGCATCATAACAAGAAACAGCTACCAGCTTAATCACTTGGTTGACTGTTAATTGATTATTAACATCTGGATATTCTGCTGTGCCACCACTAACGACAGTCGTTGGAGGAGAAACAAAAGTTATTGTGTCATATTCTAGTGTCGGTAATTGTGTTGGGTCTCGAGATAAATCTCTTATATCATAGATTGCATAAGTTGTGTTTGAGAAGTATGCAGTAGTGGTGTTCGAATAATAATATCCATTTGATGCGGTCACTATAGTTGTTGTTTGTAACTCATAGTGATCTAGTGTTGATTGTGCAACTTGTATTCCATTTGTTGGAGTATCGTTGGGATTTATATCTTGATTATCATAGAAATTCAATAATGAATCGGAATTATTCAGAAAAAAGATTTCTTGTGTGTAGTTGTTTAAGAATTCAATATAACCACCATTAGGTGCATACTTTAGATTAATATAATTAATAAATGATTGATAATCTAGTGGAGCGCCGTAAAATGGATCTATAATATTGTTTGCAAATAAGAGAATCCAAAAATCATTGATGTTGTTATAATATTTGTATGCAATATGTTCAAATTTATCTGTTTCTTTAAGATCATATTGATAATATGTAAAAGAATTACTAAGTGGCGAACTCAACATACTCACTTTCGTGAATATATTTGTCACATTGAACCAATTTTGGTAATTTGGGTCAAAAGTATATGGTAATTTAGGAAAATTCTGAAAGTATGTTGCCATCTTTTAGTATCCCAACTGTTCGATGAGTTCTCTTGTGATAATATCGACCTCTTTGAATCTCAATTGAAGATCGATTTGAGCAGGCATGCCATCATAGAATGTTGCATACTGCCCAGCTCCTGAATAGTTGACATTCAAATTTTCCAATACACAAGTAGAAATTCTTGAGAGATTCGTATTCTCAGTATTGCCGAAATAGAATTTGATATCAAAGGATCCAGGATTGATGAAATATCTGCCGTTGCTATCACCCTGAAGTTCTGGTGCAGAGAATCTTCTAAATGTATAGATTATTGATCTTATCGCGGCAGCTTCTGCTGGAGTTCTTGGTTGGAATCTGAATTCAAAAATAAATTCTCTGTTAGCAGTTCCTTTGTAAATTAATTCGACTTGAGGATTGACTGCGAAATTTGCGCTCTTTAATGCAACATCCGAAGCATTAGATCCTAACCCAGGAATATTACCCGCAGCTTCTAAAACAGCAGGACTATCTTTCATTGGAGCGTTTTTGGTTGTTGCTGCTCTTGTGATTCCAGCAGCTAAAGTTCCTATTGTTCCTATTTTACCCAATGCATCTGTGACTGATGTTTCTTGATAGTTGTGTGAATAATCCGATATTACTGTGTCGGGCATATAAATTGAAATTGCAGTAGAAATTCTTTGCAATTTAGGTTGTAGGGATATAGAATTTATTGCTGCGGCTGATGCGGTTACCACACCAGCACCTAAAGCTGCGATTCCTGTCCCAGCAAGACCCAATAAAGCTCCAGCTCCAGCAGCAGCAGCAGCAGCAGTACCAGCCCCAACTGTGCTGACTAAACTTCCCTTAATTGGTGAAGTTATTGCATAATTGCTTGCGGTCGCAATAGGAGCTCCAGATGTCAAATCTCCTGTGTATTTGGAATTTGTTGGAAGATTAATATAAAATGTAACATAATGTAATTTATCAGCTGCTGTGCCTATGTCTGATGGGTATTTCAATATCTGATAACTGTCATTTGGATTTGTTCCATTTAGAACTGAAAGTTCTCCAGAACCAGATGATGGGGCTAAATTCACATTAGTTAATGATGATGTATTATATCCTGGTGTTGGCATTTTGGTACTAAATAATAGTTAATTGTTAAGTTATTTATATGGCATACTCAGGTCGCTTTTTCCCAAAAAATCCAAAGAAGTATACGGGAGATGTTACAAACATCTGGTATAGAAGCTTGTGGGAAAGAAAAACAATGGTATGGTTGGACGAGAACAGCAGTGTAATTGAGTGGTCAAGTGAAGAACTAGTCATACCATATTTATCTCCTATGGATAATAAATATCATAGATACTTTCCTGATTTTGTTGCGAAGGTCAAAACGAGAGATGGTAGTACCAAAAAGTATGTTCTTGAAATTAAACCAGAAAAACAAACAAGACCTCCCGACAAACCAAAGAAAGTAACTAAAAGAGTTATTAATGAAATTGCAACTTGGGGAATTAATGAGGCAAAATGGAAAGCTGCAAATGAGTTTTGTGCAGATAGAGGTTGGGAATTTAAGGTTATCACAGAAAAAGAGTTAAATATAAAATAATGCCAAACGATATCCCAACGAGAACAACTCCATCATTCTTTAATGATGTTAGACAAGGAATGCTAACTCATAACTTGCAAGATAGAACTCAAAAATCAAGACAGTGGCTCCTTCAAAATCTAAAGAATTTAAAAATAAATCAAAACATTCTTCTAAAAGACAAAGATCGTTTTGTCAAAACAATAATGTTAGGGAAGATGTATTTCTTCAATTATGATCCAAAACTAAAAGAAGAACTTCCTTTTTATGATCGCTTCCCTTTAGTAATCTGCATCAAGAAATATAGTGATGGATTCTTGGGACTCAATCTCCACTATCTTCCAATAAGATATAGGATTATGTTTCTCAAAAAATTATATTCTTTGGTTAATAATGATCATTTTGATGAGTCAACTAAGTTTAAAGTGACTTATAATCTTCTAGAAGGAAGTGCTCGTTTTAAAGAATTTGCTCCATGTTTGAAACGTTATTTGACTGGTCATATTAAACAAAAGAGAGTAATCAATATTGAGCCTGAGATGTGGGAAGTTGCTCTATTTCTTCCTATTGAGAAATTCGCTAAACAAAAAGCATCAGTCGTACAAAAACTATCGGTAGAGAGTATAAATTAATGGCATTCTCAATAAATGAATTTATAACCCACGTTTCATCCGAAAAAGAATTTGCTAAATCCGATAAATTTGAAGTCAGAATCGCGACACCAAGTTGTCTCAATGGTTCAAATTACGGTTTCAATGACGGTGGTAAATTTTTATCATTAAGTTGCGAATCTGCAGAATTACCTGCAGTAGATGTGACTCCCATTGAATTTAGACACTATGGTTTCGTTGAGAGAATTCCATATCATTTAACATATTCTCCAGTAAATTTAACATTCTATGCTACTGGAAATATGAAAGAAAAGATGTTCTTTGATAGTTGGATTGACGCATCAATCCCATTCAACACTGGACTTCTTTATTATAAAGATGACAATGGAATTGCAACTGATGTCATAATTAATCAATATAGTAGCTCTAATGAATTAATATATTCTGTGAAATTAGAAGGTGCGTTTCCTCTCTCAGTCAGTCAATTATCTTTAAATTGGGCTGAGGATAATGCGCATCGATTTCAAGTTTCTCTCTCCTATAAGAGATGGAATTCTAAAAATTCTGGGAACGTTCAAATCACAAATAGATCGTATGCAACCAACCCATCATCATTTACTCCTGAATCTAAATATGGATTGAGTAATCAGCTTTCAGAGGTTACGGTAACAGCAACAAGATTGCCCAACCCATCAACCCCAGGATCAACCGCTGGCGCAAGCTTTGGGGGAGGCGGAGGTCAATTTGCAGGCGGCGGAGCTTCTGGTGATTATTAATATAATTTTAACAATGAGGTAATTATGAAACTTCCAACTATATCAACCCCAATCTATGAGGTAAAAATCTTATCTAGAGAAAAGCCTCTAAAGTTTAGACCATTTCTGGTTAAAGAACAAAAATTAATGATGATGGCTGTTGAAGCCAAAGATCCGAGAGAGAATATCAACATTATGAAA